AGGAACACCATTAGAATTAGTATTAATCCGCACAAAGGCAGAATCTATCGATAGTGGGCGTTGATAGTATAAAGTTATTGTTTCAGAGCTGATGGGCGTGGAATAAGTCGTGTTGAGCTGATATGTACCAGCTTCATTGACGTTGTTTCCTGCGCCTGTAAGCATCTTTTCAATAGTCGTGCCAGCGATAATTCCTGTGCCACCAAGAGTCTGACCTACGTTAATAGCCCCAGAGTTAATAGCCGTTACTGTCAGAATATTGCCTGAAATTGAGCCTGTAATGCTTGCGTTGATGTTTCCTGTAGGGCCGATTGTGTATTGTGTAACGCCTGGGGTGATAGGAAAAACGATCTCATTCTTGTAATAGACCATCATTTCTTCGTTTGACCATTGATCTATTAGATCATTAAGCATATCAAAAGCATCTTGCGCTGCATCAGAAGTAGGCGTTTCACCCGCTTCCAACGCTCCAATGTCTTTTAATGCTCTTGAAACAATATCGTATGGGGTCGTCATGGCTTAAATCTCAGGTTTAAACACCTGGGGCATCCAGGGTGCTGGTACAGGTTTATGTGATTTTAACGCTTCTAGCTGATTTTTGATACCCTGTTTGATATGGTTCTCGCCATCCTTAACAGCATCCGCTTCGATCCATCCAACAATCATTTCTTCAGTAACTTCTAAAAATGGCACTTTTGCGGTAGGGCAATCAAAATACCAGTTACCTTCAGTTTCTACTGACAGATCATCTTCTGTGCCTACAAGGTGATATTTAGACCCTGTAATAACTTCATCTTTAGCAAATACTTCTAAGATTTTCCATTGATAGTTCATATTTATCCTAATAATGCTGTTACTTCAGCCTGTGGATTAGTACCATTAGGGAATGTTGCCCCTGCTGTTCCATCAATTATGAATGTCATGATGCAGCCTCTGGAGTATTGCCAGCTTCAATCCATTTAAGGTATTCTTGATAGTCTGTATTGGCTGGGTCGAATGGAATTGATGCACCATCTGATAAACGAATAACAGTATTTGATGCGCCAAAAATAGGGTGATTAGGGATTAATTTATACATTTTATAACTCCGCAGAAGCTGAAATTACTGCACTACTATTAATTGCATATAATTGCACCGCTTTACCAGCCGTAATAGAAGATGATGGGGTCAGTTGTGCAGAAACTAATGAGCCATTTGAATAATTTGTACCAACACTAGAAATTGTATAAGTTGTAGTTCCATCATATAAACCAATATTTGACAATGTAATAGTTGGCTGTGTTCTTAAACTTACTGGAATAGGTGTTTGAAATCCATCTACTAATGAGCCAGCCGCAGTACCTGTACCAAAACGAGTGTTAGCTGATTGATATGATGCTTGCCAATAATATCTTTGACACAAAGCTAACTCTTGCTGATAGTTTCTATACTCATATCCAGTAGCAATACTTCCTACTTCTAATTGAACACCAGTAATGTAAAAGGTTGCTCCGTTTGTTCCTACTACGGATGTTGCTCCTGTGGGCGATGCAATAAATCCGCTTGTTGCCCATGCACCAGCAGTTCCACTATATGTAGAACCAGCACCCAATGCAAAATTAACTGTGATACCAATTCCATTGTTTGTTAACCAAGTGCCAGCCGTGTCACCAGCAATAGTTATTGAAATTGAAGTCCAAGTATTTGCTACAGGAATTGAGTAACTAAATGGATAAGACCTATTTGATGCGCTATTTAATAACGCACCGCCAAAAGTTCCAGTCAACGATGAATAGACTTGGAACGACAAAGTTATAGTCTTGGCATTGGTAGTTCCCCATCCTAAATCTGCAACATTAAATCCTTCAATTTTTTGTTGAATTACAAAATAATCACTTGCAAGAACAGAATATGCAGAAGATGAAGTAAATCCTAAATATTTTGTAAATCCTGTTGGTGGAGTTACAGAACCAGCATTTTGTTGTGAAGTGAGTTTAGATGCTTGAGTTGAATAATACGCAAATCTATCAACAAGGTAATCCCCATTTGCAGGAGTAACACTAGCACCAGCATTTCTTTGGTCAATCACCATGTTTCCGTTCAAAATTCTGTTCTTCATTAGGGTTGCATTTCCTGCCCCTAAACTACTTCCAGCGACACTAGTGCCTATCTGGTCAGCATTAACGATGCCATAGCTCATTGTTGCTCCTTGCGTTGTTTGTGCCAAGCTGTAACTGCTTCGCTAATCTTTTGTTTATCTTCATCTGTATAAACTCTTTTAGCCCTTGCTTCACGCATTTTGGCTTTAGTTTCTTCCGACATTTTACGACCTTTGTTAGGGTGAACTTCAAAAGATGCAGCACGAGCCTTTTGGCTTGCGGACATTTTAGCTTTGGTTTCTTCGCTATGTGGTATGCCTTTTGTTGGGCATGGTCTGCCCTTCATTATTTCAGACAATTTCCGCTTACCTTCTTCAGGATAAACTTTACCTTTATTAGGTGATGGCAAATTTAAGCCTTTACGCCAACCACGATGACCTTTAAGTGCCATGCTATGTTTGCGTCTGCGTTCTTCTGTCCATGTAGAGCCTTCAGAACCGCCCAATTCAATGTTATAGCCGTTAGGTACTAATGTACCCATTACATTAATCCAAAAGCGTTCTATGTAGTTTAAAGTGGCTCTATTGTTGATTCCTGAGCAGATTGGCTCATAACTAAACTTATCTTTGCCATGTAGCTTATATGCTTTAAGCAATACCCTGCCATGCCCTAGCTTATTGCTAGAGTTAATAGTTTGACCGACATATTGCTTGCCGTTCACACTATTGGTTACAAGGTAAACATGAGCCAACATTATTTAAGTTGCTCCGCAGTAGGCTGTGGCAAGGATGGATGATTCCAAGACTTGATATAGTCTCCAGCACCATTAGAATCATTCTGAAGTGTGATTACAGTTAAGAAATCCTGTTGTGTAAGGCTAGGATATAGAGCCATGATTTTGTCGTATAACATTATGCAGCCCTTACTAAAACACCAGAAAATGTAGAATTTTGTTGAAATTGCGGAAGTGTTACTCCTGCGTTATATCCGTAAATTTCCAAATAATCCGTACCATTTAAATAAACACAAATACTTAATGTGCAACCAATTTGTGATGCAGAGCCAGTAATAAAATATAATATCGGATTGCTATTTGCCAAATAAACGCTACCATTTTTATATAAAGTAGTATAAGCAAGATTAATGGCAGACGATGAAATACAATTAACCATTGAATTAATTTGATAATACCCTGCAACTAAAGGCTGAAATCTATAATTTGTTGTTGCGTCATAAGCCGTAGAGGTATCAAATTGTTTAGTATTAAATGCAACTTTTGTAAGAGTTGATGTAGAAATTGTTTGCGCAGAACTTAAAGAAGCACTAAACGCTGGCATATTACCGCTAACCATTACTGTGCCAGTAGCAGCAGGAAGGGTCGCTGTGTTTGTTCCTGCGGCAGAAGGTACGGTCAATGAAACTTGACCTGACGAATCCCCTGAAATTACGATTGAACTCATTGATTATCCTTAATTTTCTCTATTTTATATCAGAAAATAACCCAACGCTGACCACTTGGGACTGTGATTGTAGCCCCTGCATCAATCGTTATAGGGCCAATACTTGAAGCGTTTTTACCAGATGGCAGAGTATAACTTGTAGTGACTTCAACACCGTTTTCAACGAATACTTGGTCGTTTCCGCCACCAGTTGCACCACCACCAATACTTCCCCAACTGCCGTTATATCCTTCGAATGTATTGTAGTCGCTGTTATAGCGAATTTCTCCATTTGCAGGAGTGCCTGGGCGTTGTGCGGTAGTTCCTACTGGTAATAGTAAAAATCCTGTAGAAGTAATGCTGACATTACCTGTAAAAGTAGGGGTTTGAAACTGGGTATATTCCACAGCGTTACCTGCGGTGGTCGCTGCGCCCATATTGGTGACATTAAATCCACCAAGCTGTAAAGAACCAGTTAAAGGCGTTTGACCATCGGCAGATACGCTCTGAGTTAATGAGTTTGCAATGTCAGTAAGGGTCGTATTAGCCCATGTAGAGCTAATCGTTGTGCCTGTGACAACAGGATTTCCTGCTGGAAGTGAATATACACCGCTACCGTTTCTACTCATTTGCTTGTCCTCTTAAAGCATTTACCGCATTAACACCGCCTTGTGTAAATAATAACCGAGCTAAATTTGCTTGTTCAGGCGAAACAGTTGCTTCTAAAGGCTGTCTGCCAGCCAACTTCATTAATGCGGCAGCTTTTCTTGGGTCTAATAAAGTTTCTGCCATTTCGGAAGTAAGGCGTTTATTTGCTGCGCCATACGCAATATCTTTAACTCTTGCGCCAATATTTCCGACTGTTTCGGCAAGACCACGCCTTCTAAGTAAGTTAGGAAGGTTTACCTCTTGAAGCATATTATTATAAGCCAAGTTTTGCATGGTATTTGAGCCAACTCCACGACCAGCAGTATTAGCAAAATCAGTACGCATCATGTCATCTTTAATAGCTTGCAATCTTGCTAATTGCGCCTCAGATAACAAACCTTCTTTTTTGGCTTTTTCTAACTCATTAGAAAATCTATTTAAATAGGTAGAATAATCGGTGCTTTTGGTTGATTTTTCTGCAATATTGGAAATTGTCTGTAATTGCTCAACTGGCTTAGATAGCCTTGCATAAGTCTGTCTAGCTTGTTTATATTCAGGGCTGACCGTTTCAATAAAACCTAACAATCTATCTTTGGCTGCATTTAAACCATCTAATTCAGCACTTTTTGCACCACCGCCATCTCTTTCAAGTTTAGCTTTAACAGCATTAATTTGCTCATCTAATGCCATTTTTGTTTCGTGCAAGCCTTGTAATGAACCGTTAGGATTGCCGATGTCATACCCTTTATTTAAAGCATTTTCTTTAGCTTGAGCCATTGCTCTTTTAATTGCTGGAGTTTGTGCTAAAGAAGCAACATCTTTTTTTAATTCTGGAGTTAATTCCGAAAAATCCATTGCTGTATTTAATGCTGGCGTGTAAAGCTCATCACCAATTTTTGACCTTAAATTTTCATATTTAGCCATTCTTGTTGGAGATGCAATATTTTCTAAAGCGTTTGTTCTAGCAGCAATATTCTGTGCTTGGCGCTGTGCCAAAGCATTGGTAGCTTCAGTAGATGAGTTTAATGCTGCTCTTTGCATTGCAGCCAAACTTGGTATTCCAGCAGCTTCCCCAACTGTAGGCAAAGAACCTGGTACTAATTCTTTAGCATTTCTAAGGTTTTCAATAGCTTGTTCAGCGTCATTTCCAGAAAATTGACGCAATGCACGACCTAAAATTAAATTTCTGCCCGCTTGATTAAATGGTTCTAAAGCTGCTTTTCCTGCGCCATAAACAGTATTGGCAACTTTTCCAATAACAGGAGCAACGCCACCAAAAGCTGAACCAACACCAGTATTTAATAATTCTTGTCTTAATAAATCTGCTCCAGTTTTGCCAGTTTCTTCAGGTGTTAAAGCCCCTTGAGCAGCTCCAACGGCAGCGCTTTGAACATAAG